AGAAGAGATTTCTCTGGCTTTTTTAGCGCTATGCGAACCATCTGTGTTTTTCTTTCTTCGGCCTGCTGTGTATGTAACATCGAAATAAACCATGTTATTATCGCCCAGCCGAGATTCGAAGAACCCATCTCCCACATCTCTATTAGACATTATAGCATAGCTGCCACTGACTGTCAAGTCATTTAGTAGTTTAATTACTTTTTCTTGTTCTTGATCGTTAAAGTCGACGCCGTATTGGGTAAATGAGCCGCGGTAAGGCGGATCCAAGAATGCAAAGCTACTTGGGGTACCGAATTTATGGCAGCCTGTATAATCCATTGAGGTTAGCGTGCAACTTTGGAGGGCCCTGTGCCACTCTTCTATGTTACTCAGATCATAGACCTTATCTTTTTGGTTTAGGAGCCCGCTTGGGGTGCCAAAACGCCCATTGGTGTTCTTGTTGATCTGCCAGATTCCGTTGAATCCTGTTTTCATCAGAAAATACAGGGTTGCTGCTTCTTCTGTGGCTGTCCACTTTTGATAGTTGTATGCGTGTTCTTGACGCAGAGCATAATAGAACTTTTTGCGCTCGGGCTTCGAGAGTGGCAGGAAGTCCTCTTGGTACTTGTCCAGTGTGGTAAGAAAATTGCCTACGTCATTGCGAATCGACTGGTAGATTCTCATGATGTCTTCGTTTGCATCATTTAGGAAGAATGTCGCTTCGGGGTTTTTCTTGTAAGCCCACACAAACATAGCACCGCCTCCCAAGAAGGGCTCGATGTAGCTATCGAACTGTTCAGGGAGGTAATTCGTGTACTTCTTGAGCATCTTATTTTTGCCACCAGCCCACATAAATAACGGCTTCATTTTATCTCCCATAATTTGTTATAATAATCTCTGACGACTTCTTGCTCTTGTTCATCCCGTAAGACCATTCTGCTGCGATGATCTGATAGTCTTTATACATTTCTCTGATCTCCTCACAGTCATTATATGACATAACCCACCGATCTCGTGTTGATAAGATGGAATGAAGTTTCTCGTGCTCAAAGCCTTTGTGAAGGTCGCCGTTAACGCCGTATAATGAGTTCTGACTGGCTTCAAGCATGTAAGGGGGGTCTAGGTAGAGGAAGGCTTTAGGGTGGCTTAGAATGGCATTCTCGAAGTCTGCATAATCGACTCGGAAGTTCTCAGCCTTAAAATCCCGAAGGCGCTGAACTGAACTATCTGTGAATCGTGCGGTTGCAGCTTTCTCTGACCAGCCGCCGCTAAATGTTGCTCCGGAGAAGCTCGATCTATTGATGGCGTAGAACTTGGCTGCGCGCTCATAGCTGAACATGAATGAATCAGTCTTAAGATCCTCTCTAAAGCTCTGAAATGATTCTTTGGAGCATCCGACAACGCTGTTGCCGTTGCGATCAACGAAAGTTTCACGGAGGCTCTCTACCTCGTCAGCCAGGCGCTCGTTATCCCCGCATAAAGCGTTCCAAAACCAAACAAGTTGTTTCATCTTGTCGTAGCCGAATACCTTGATTCCCTTGTTGGCTAGTGCTATCTCGACGGAGCCGCCTCCGAAAAACGGAGAACACACCCGCTCAACATCATCTGGAATCAGCGGCAAAATGTGCTTAACTGCTCGTGTTTTGCCGCCGGGATATCGTAACGGTGTTTTCATTAATATAAAAGGGGGCAGACTATTTATTCCCGGTCTGCCGGCGGTTTCCACAAACTAAAGCCTAGTTATCCTAGGACATCAATTCCTCAAACGCCTTGTCAACATCATTCGTCGGCTTGGCGGAGTATTTTGTAGTCTCTTTGGAACGGCTCTCGGCAGAACCATCGCCGGAGAGTTGTTCATCTAGAATCGCGCCTACTTGATCGCTTGTCAGGCGTTCGAATAGGGTTTCGAACTCCGGGACACGATCCAGGAGGGCAGGGATGGATTCCGTGTCAGCGAGCAGGGGGGATGTGTTTCGGCGCATCTTCAGACTCGTTTGTGGATAAGCACCAGGCTTATTAGGCTTGGTGTATGTGAGGGTGATGTCGGTTCCTTCGTCGGAATCGGTAATATCACCATACTCTGGATCGAGGATATAGCCCAGAAGAAGTTCATAAGCCTTCTTTCCGTATCCATAGACCTTGACGCCTTCGTCTTCACGACCGCGGACTACCACAGGCGAGAAATAACGTTGACGCACGAAAAGTGACTTTGCAAGATTCTTGCTGTCCTCGTCGTTGTTGGAGGTTCCTTCACGCCATAAAGCGGAAGCGAACTCGCAGATGGGGCATGCTTCGCCGTAATTACGTTTCGGGCAAAGAACACCACCACGATGTTCGCCCACATTATAGTGGAAAGACATCTCCTTGAGGGGGTCCCCGTCGTTTGTTGGAACGATACGAATGTCCGTATCGCCCTCGTCCGGTTTAAACCAGACTGATGGAGTGTTATCTCCGTTTCCTTCTCCTCGAAGGGATGCAAGCTTACGCCGCATCAGTTCCATATCAATACCCATTTTTTCTCCTTTGTGTTGAATGAGTTAGCAACAAGCGTTCCTTATTGCCTTATTATGACACACTTGACGTAGCTTGTCAAGCGTATTTTTGCACTACGTTAGTAAGGGCAACGCAGAACCCAAAATCATCAAATTCAGTTTCATAAATCGCATACGAAATTTTTCGGAAAGCGTTCCTTGGTTTTTGCTTGAGCAAATCGACCAACTTTTTGTGAAGCGTTCCATCGTTCTCCAACTTATCCCTGTTTATACACATATAATAACATACATCGCGGTCCATGTCAAGTGGAAAAAGCCATTTTTCTTCTAAATTCTTCATATTAAGTAAACCGATGGTTCTAATTCGACAAATATCAAGGGGCCGCGAGACCATTCCGATTTCCGGCTCATTGTGCTCAAAGAAGTTTAGATAATGAACAGTTGAGAAAATAGTGTGATTAAGCGTGGCGTAATACTTCTTAATAGGGACGTTTCCGAGATGGTTTTCGAGCAATTCGTTGCTAATCAGTGTTGCTGACTTCAAGAGCCCCGATCGTGCATATTCCTGGATCACGCTGAATACCACTTTATCTACTAACTTCGGCATGCCCGTGAGAAGCTCTCCATCAGGCTTGATGTAAAATAACTCTACCTCGGCGTGTTTAAGCTGCTCTATAACTCCGAGCGCATAATTAGAACTCATTGACGAGCCCACGACAAAGAATTGCACTCGTCCCTTGATTTCACTAAAAAACTTTTTAAGATTTGGGATATTTTGCTCGTATTCTTCCGCTTCTTCGTGGCGCTTCAATCTAAATTTATATTTAGAGGTGCGCTCGACTGAACTATTAAGCTGATAGACTTTATAATTGTCGACTGCTTTGAAATTCTCTACTATTTTGGAAGCGGCGTTACCCAGTCCAACTACAATCATAGATCCAACTCTTTCAGTTCGAAATAATCCGTACCAGCCTTTATTGAACTAAGGAAGCCATCTTCAAATGTTTCCTTAATTTCCATTATAATATCTCTGTCTTCATTGTTAAAGTCTATCACAATTTCATCATGAAGTATATGAGAAACAAAAGATTTTCTCTCTTCTAGCATTTTGTCTATAATAACCGCCTTGGAAAGAACGCGATCTGACGTTGAACTCTGAATCAGGTAATTGAGCGCCCTAAAGTCGTCCACCGCTATTTTGCGGTCATATGGCGTAGTAACAAACTCTCCATCATACCGGGCCTCGAGGATTTTTACTTTATTGTAGATTTCATTAAGTTCCGGGTGATCTATTGAGTTGTAGAGCCAACTAAAGAACTCAACTTTGGCCTCATCCCGAGTCAAAGTGTTGGCAAACACATTCTTAGCATTCCAGTCGTGAATGTCGTAGTCGGGCTGTTCCTCGCCAGATAACTCCAAAAACATACGCACTTCAGCGCCATTATAATCTAATGCCACAAAAAGGTCGTTCTTTGGCTTCAGGAGCTTCCTAAACTCTTTCTTAACTGTTAGTATGGGGAACGAGCCGGGACGGGTTGTGAGGCGCCCTGTGACGGTACCAAACAGGTTGTAGTCAATGTAGGCATAGTTCTTGACCAGTTCTTGCGCTTTATTGCGCTCTATAGTCGAAAGCATCAAATGACGGCAACCATCGGTACTCAAATTGAGCCTATTGTACCTTATCTTATAGAGAAGTTTTTCGACGTCGCACAGGTGCTGGTAGTTCTTTGGTTTTTCGTAAGAATCAAAAACGTGTTCTGTGATTTGTGTTTTAATCTCGCAAAAGCGTTTTAAGAAGTCATGAGGGACGAGATCGAAAATGCAATGATCATTTAGATTGACTTTTGCGATTTTGAATGTCTTCATATATGCGCGTAATCTGCGCTCGGTAGCGGATAGCTCCTCTGAATGCTCTTCAGAGCAGCATTGGGCCAATGTTGCGCCGTTGGCGTATAGCCACGCATATTCTACATCGGTGTCAACAGCCGAGCCTGTGTAACGCCAAGTGTGGGTCAAATCAGCCGGAAAATTGTCAAAATGTAGTTGCCCGTCCACATACACCCCAATACATTCGGATTTATCATCAATCGATTGAAAGTACATTTTAGTCCAAAATAGCTTGTTCGTCTTCGGGAAGTAGATCTTCAGGAATGAGATTCCCTCCCCATTCTGATTTTTCCTTGGCTGCTATGCTTGCATAGCGATAGTTTGAAGGATTTGTGGTATCTTCTGCTCTCATAATTTCCATCTCTTCGCGAAGTTCATTAACCTTTTTAATATAACTGACTGAACCGATTTTGTCAAACTCTTTATTTATAATCGCTTCTAAATAGACGGTTAGGGCTATCGGAAGTCCCTGTGTGTTGGTGAGCGATATTACTTCACCAACTATTTCATCCATTGCGGCATCTGTGAGTTCTGGCTTTTCTTCAAAAAGCCTCAAATACGTATAAAGCCGGAGAATTCTCATCGCTCCAGTGTCGCGTATCATTTCATTGACAGTGTATTCGCGTGGATAAACCTTTTTTACATGTGTTTTACCATTTCCGCAATCTTCAAATTTATCATAAGAGTACACTTTACAAGAATTATACAGCGCCAGCAACGTAGTAGCAAAGTTTTTCAGATCTATAAAATTTGGATTAGCGTAGGCTCTTCGGAAAAGAGAATCCACGCCATGATATCCATATCGCAGCGCAATTTCCTTCATCGCATCTGATTCTAAATCTGCCACAATTCTCCAGGGTGTATTTAAGTCTACCATGAATCCATACGAATTGCAAGTGTTAATATAAAAATCCCAATTTTTGCTTTTGATGAACTTTCTTACTTTCTCGTCATCGTCCTCATATTTCAAATCAGCTATCTCTATCGCTAGTCCCGTTGACATGATCGAACAATCTCTACTCTTAATAAACCCAGGATAGGTAAAGCGCGCTGTCTGACAACTGGTTTTTAAAATCGGAATCAATAATTCAAGGAACTCTTCGAAATTTGAAAAACGCATCTGCTTGGACTTGAAAAGCCTTGCGATTTGGTCTATATAGCGTTGTCGATGATCTTGATATAATTTTTGAGGAGATATATGTGCCTTGTATACAACCAACTTGCTCAAATATGGGTCGTTTGTTGCAATTTGTGACATGGTGGCCTTTTTCTCAAACTGCCGGGACATTTCATTGAAGATGTCCGCCACAAAGTTGACTGCTCTCATTGGTGATTCGCGGCGTAGGGGGTTTTTCAAGGATTTGAGGGCGCCCTTTTTCAATACAATCGGCTGGAACGATCTCCCTACTCGACCGTAGAGCGCTTTCTCACCATAACTAAAATCAATTACGTTTTGTGGTGATTTATCCGTAACATAGGCCCAATAATACAACCTCTTCTGGAAAAGGTCTTTTGCTGACTCTTTATTGTTTGGTGCAAAATATTTAGACATCTGATACTCCTAATTTAAATTCCCGGAATGCCGTCCCAGAAAGGCCACCAATCAGTTCCGCTGTCGTCGCCACCATTTGCTGCCTCCTCTCTTTCTATGGCAAAGCCCTCACATTCCGGTGAAACTTGGGTTGGATCGTTCGTGCCGCTATTTTGATCGCGCAGGGATTGGCACTCGGCCGCGGCACCGTCGCGTTCAATTTGATTAACCCACTTGGCTGTAATCTTGGTGTTAGCTTTTCCGGCTCCAAATTCGTGTTCAGATCTAATAATCATATAATAACCACCAATACCTAATTCTGTCATAGAGATC